CTTCTGATTATCCGGCAGAGACTGGAAATTGGCGAAAGTTGGATACATTCTTGATTCCTTGTGGACAGTGTATTGGATGTCGTCTTGATTATTCTCGTCGATGGGCTACACGTCTTATGTTGGAATTGCAGTGTCATCAAACAGCTTACTTTCTGACTCTTACTTATGACGATGACCATATTACTCGTGGTAACAAGTTAGCTTATACGCTTGTTCCTGAGGATGTTACTAATTTTCTCAAGCGCCTACGGAAAGAACAATCTACCCGTACAGATGTGAAAATCCGTTACTTTCTGGCTGGTGAATATGGTTCAGAATCGCATAGGCCTCATTATCACTTAATTGTGTATGATTGGATTCCACCGGAAAATGATCTAGTCTTCCTCAAGAATTCGTTTTCGGGTAATAAGTATTGGTATAGTCTGACTCTTAATAAGTTATGGAAGTATGGTTATAACGTTGTTGCTGATGTGTGTTGGAAGTCATGTGCTTACGTTGCCCGGTATATGTTAAAAAAGCATAAGGGACTGGATTCACATATCTATGACGATCTTGGTATTGAGCCTGAATATTCAACGATGTCTCGTCGTCCTGGTATTGGTAAGGAGTATTATGATCTGCATGCGAAAGATATGCTTGCACAAGGATATGTGCAGATGCCGGATGGACTTATCGCTCCAATTCCACGTTATTTTGATCCATTTCTCGAAATTAATTTCCCTGAGGAATATGAGAAATTATCACAGAATCGTGTGGAAACTGCTAAGATGCTGCAGGCAATTAAGGAATATTCGACTGAATTAGATTATTTCGAGCAGTTAGCGATTGATGAACAAGCGAAAGAATTTCGTGGAAAAATGTTGATAAGACCTAATATATAATATCTGATATAAAAGCCTAGGGTTTTCCCTAGGCTTATTTTATTGGAGAAAAATACGCTTGACAATACCCCCCTCGGTATAATATATAATCATACTTATCAGCAAGGCTTACAGCGTATGTGGTCTCGTAAGAATCGTCTTGACTACTATTTCCCGATTTTGGCTAATATCGGCGAACAGCCGATATATTCTCGTGAAATCTATTATGATAATGACGGTTTTGGTAGTCTTGATAATGTTTTCGGCTATCAGGAAGCTTGGGCTGATTACCGTTACAAGACATCTATCGTCACTGGTGAGATGCGTTCTGGTATTAATAATAGCTTGCAGTCTTGGCATTTTGCCGATTACTATGCTCAGAAGCCTACGTTAAGTAGTGCGTGGATCCAGGAAGATAAGACGAATGTGGATAGGACATTGGCTGTCACCTCGAAAGTGGCTGATCAGATTTTCGGTGATTTTTATGTTAAAAATCTGACCACCAGAGTTATGCCAGTACATTCTATTCCAGGCTTGCACACTCTGTAATATCGTACAACATTCTGTAATGTTCATTTTTAATTATATGTCACGACAGGGACAGATGATCTCATCTGTCCTTGATTAACCATTAATACGAGACAGGCAGTCTGTCAACTTCCTTTTTTCTGCGGAAAAAAGGTGGTTTACAGGCTGAATGGCTTGTATTACCTCGAAAGGATGTGATACAATGACTACTGATCAGCTTACTTCCCAGTTATCTAGTATTTCTGCTCAGAATACGGCTAAGAGTCAGGAATTCGCTCGTGAAGAAATGAAATTCAATTCTGCGGAAGCTCAGAAAAATAGAGATTGGCAAGCACAACAGTCTGCAACTGCTCATCAGCGTGAGGTTATTGATCTTCAGAAAGCCGGACTCAATCCGGTTCTTTCGGCTGGTGGTTCTGGTGCTCAGACTGGATCTGGTGCTACGGCATCCGGTGCGAAAGGCGAGACAGATAATTCGGTTGTTCCTGCATTGGCAAGTATAATCGTGAATCAGCAGAATAATGCCAATCAACAGGCAATTGCTCAGATTCAGAGAGATGCAACTCTTGAGGCTGCTCGTATTCATCAGGCTACTGCTCTCCAAGCTGCTAACATTCAAGCTGAGGCATCTCGTTTTGCCAGTATTAATTCTGCCAATGCTTCCCGCTATATGGCTAATATGTCTTATGCTGGTTCTCGTTATGCTTCTCAGATGGGTTATGCTGGTACAAAGTATTCTAGTAATAAGAGTTCCGGTGCTTCTCGATATGCGACTAATGTGAATGCTAAGACCACGAAACGTGGTCAGAATATGAATCTTATTGGTTCACTTGCTGGCTCAGCAGCTGGATTGATTGGAAGAATTTTCGGGTAGCCGATGACCCAGACCAGTTACCTACTTGATGTAACTGGTCGGACTGACACCAAAAAAACAGTTGTACGCCCATGGCGGACAACTCATATTTAAGTTTTCATCTTTCCTGTGTTCTCGATGGGAAGATGACATAAAAAAAGAGGACTCGGCAAAGTCCTCTAATCATCACTACGAAAGGATATAAGTATATGGCATGTTATCATCCACTTCGCGGTGCTTATACTAATATTAAGACACCGAATGGTAAAAAGCAAGTGAAAGTTTTCCCAGAAGCTACTACTGGAAACAAATTTGTTTTTCAGAATCGCGCTAAACCTGATGTATTCTATACTTCTGATTATCCGGCAGAGACTGGAAATTGGCGAAAGTTGGATACATTCTTGAT